GAGGAAGATCATGGCCGACAATGAGGCCTTCCAGCGCATCAACCGCAACGGCATCACGGTTGAAGACCTGCACAGGTGCGAGACGGAGGCCTACAACGACGGCGTGAAGGCCGGGGAGGATGCGACCCTGCGGACGTGCTTCGCGGCCATCTGCTTGGCCCTCCACGAGCTGCACGGGTTCGAGCGCGATGAGTGCGCGGAGGTGCTGAACACCACGTATAACAAGCTCGTGTTCGCGTTGAACAGCGCGGACGCCATCCAAGAGGTTTATGACACCATTGGGCTTGAGATCAGGTTCACCGGCGATGTCACCGAGGACGTTGTGATGGAGAAGGAGGCATAACATGCGGGTACAACTGTCAGAGGGCGCACAGACGCCAACGAGAGCGCACGAAAGCGACGCAGGGCTTGACCTGTACGCCATGCACGGCGGCATCGTAAAGGCCCACCAGACGGCCACATTCCACACGGGTGTACATGTTGAGCTTCCAGAAGGAACGGCGGGCATCCTGCAGCCGAAAAGCGGCCTGATGGTCAATCAGGACATTCTCACATTCGGCATCGTGGACGAGGGGTACACCGGGGAAGTCTTAGTACACATGTTCAACCTTTCGGAGGATGACTACAGCGTGCAGGCGGGTGACAAGATCACCCAAATGCTTGTGGTGCCGGTCAGATACGAGCCGGTTGAGGTGGTAGATGAGATCACCGCCGGGGAGCGGCAAGAGAACGGCTTCGGCAGTACGGGGAGGTGAGCGACGGTGACTGACCGGGAGAGTGTTATCAATGGGCTGGAACACGTCGTTGAGGTTTTTGATGGGCGCATAACAGGGCCGTGGTATGAGGGTTGGATGAGATTAACAAAGGAGGCCATCGCCCTGCTGAAAGCGCAGGAAGCGGTTGAGCCGAAAAAGAACGATGTGGAACTTGCTGGATTAAGAACTTGGGACTGGGCTTGCCCGGAGTGTAATTGCATATTGACATATCGGGCAAATTATTGTTCGTGTTGCGGAAGGGCGGTGAAGTGGGAATGAAGTGCCCGAACTGCGGAACAGAACTGCAATCCGAGGTATACAGGAAGATTTGCCCCGGTCATCACGAGCCGCAGATTTGCTACTACTGCCCGAACGGAGACTTTGGAACTGACTATACGCATCCAACAAGGGCAATCGAAGAGATAGAGAGCGCCCAGAAATGGAACGAGCAGAGGGAGGCGACACCGTGGGAACAATAAAATTGTGCTTTGCATGTATATTGTTTGGGATTATTGCCAAATTTGTAAGTCTTGACGATGGCACAAAACTGCTGGCGGCGGCGATTCTGTGGGCAGGTTGGATAGCCAATAATGACAAGTGAGCAGGAGGGCAGACGATGCGGTTGATCGACGCTGACGCGCTGTTTCGACAAGTTAGCAAGAATCTCGGTAGCACTACGATGTATTTGCCGATAGATTTTCAAGAAGAAATTATGGATGCCCCCACCATCGACGCTATCCCGGTGGAGTGGATTCTGCATATTGCAGAGACGCTTGAAAACAATGGGAGCAAGAATAGGTCTGGCGCAATCAGGGCTATGGTTGATTTGTGGAATGGAGAAATTGGGTGAAGGAACAGGAGGGCTAACGATGGATGACCTGATTTCAAGGGCGGCGGCGATTGATTATCTGATGACCAATATGGGATGGCGTGACGAGGACGGATACGAAGTTGATGATGCCGACGAGAAACGCGCCATCATAACAGATTTGGTCAATGGTATCCCCGTCGTGGACGCGGTGCCGGTGAAGCGTGGGCGGTGGGTGAAGATGGTTGGTATGATGCCGCCTGAATATCATGGGCACTATGAGTGTTCTGAGTGCCAATGGCACATGAAAGGGCTAAGAAACAGTTGGACGCGAGAGGAAGAACTTTCGTATTGCCCGAGTTGCGGGGCGGACATGAGGGAGGGCAATAATGGATGATCTTATTTCACGGGCGGCGGCGATTGACGCGATTGTGGGCGCGACGGCTTTCCCGGATGCAGCCTATATCCGCAAGGTGTGCGAGAATCCGTTGGAACGGGAGGACTGGCTTGGCGGGGTGCTGGACGCGATTGATGCCGTGGAGGACGTGAACGCCGTGGATGCCGCGCCTGTGGTGCATGGTCGGTGGATTTTCCATGACGATGATTTTATGCCGTGGGTATCTTGCAGCGCGTGTGGCACATGTACAGACACAGCGAATGAAACACCATACTGCCCGCATTGCGGCGCGAAGATGGATGATAGAACGAAAGGGGAATGAAGTATGGCGGCGATAGTGCCGGACGATGTCTGCCGCGAGCTTGGCAAACGGATAGCCAACGATGTGCTGGACGGATATGTGGACAAGAAGCACGGGTACATAATTCGGCAGATAGCGAACATGCTGGAAAACGAAGAACTTGTGCCGGTGCGACATGGGCGGTTTATCGGGACTGAATTTGATGGATACGCAGACGGAAGCCCGGTCTACTACGAATGGCAGTGCAGTGAGTGCGGGTGCGTTTTTGAGGACGAAGAACCGGCACACAACTATTGCCCAAATTGTGGCGCGAAGATGGATGGATAACGAAAGGAGCATGAGCAATGCATTTTATCAAACTGACGTCGGTGTACGATGGTAACCCGGTATTTGTGAACGCCACGAACATAACAACTATTGAACCATACACATATCAGGACGGGATGTATACCGTGATAACCATGGTGGGCGGCGCACAGGTGAAGGTCTCCGAAACTGCAGATGTGGTTGTGGAGAGTATTGTGGTTGTGGATAGTATTCGCCGAGAACGGCTTGAGAAGGAGGATTAAATGCAGCAGTTGCTTGATTATGGATTTTACAACATGGACTGTATGGAGGGTATGAAGCAATTCCCCGACAAGTTCTTTGACCTTGCAATTGTTGACCCTCCATATGGTATCAACGTGGCATCACACAAAGATGGTAAAATTGTAGGGGGGGGGTAGGCCGTTCGGTGGTGCTTCCAAACGGAAAAATTATAAGAACGAGGGTACATCCGGGAAACCCTATCACACCTTCGCGGATGACTGCCCACCCGACGAAGGTTATTTCAGAGAGTTGGCGCGGGTAAGTAAGCGCCAAATCATCTGGGGCGGGAATTTCATGCTTGACCATTTGGGCGCGGCGTCATGCATTATTGTGTGGGATAAGAAACGTCGTGGGCTAGATCAAGCAGATTGCGAAATCGCCTGGACGAATCTTCCCGGACAATCACGAATCTTTGAGTACAAGTGGAACGGGATGCTACAGGAGAACATGAAGAACAAGGAACAACGGATTCACCCGACACAAAAGCCTGTAATGTTGTATTCGTGGATTTTAGGCAAGTTTGCGAAACATGGTGACAAGATACTCGATACTCATGTTGGCAGCGCGTCAAGCCTGATAGCGTTTCACAGGGCCGGGTTGGAATACTGGGGATTTGAGATTGACCCTACATACTACGCGATGGCAAAGCAACGACTTGAACGTGAAACAGCCCAAGTAAATATGTTTGAATTAGAAGGAGGAGCATCATGCGGGGCTATAACAGCAGGCGGCTTGTCTATAACACTCTGACGCCGGAAGACAATGCTTTGAGGTACAACTATCTCCGCATTCAAGTATTCCGCAACAAGATCAAGGCAAGCAAGATTTTGAGCCAATACCAGCGCGAAAAGCTATGGAAGATCGCCAAGACTGGCGACTTGCTCCAAGCAGAGCGCGAATACAAGCGCATGGTCTCGGGAATGTAGGAGGGAAACATGAACAGCGAACAGGCCTGGAAAATTCTGAATGCGGCAGTTGACCGCTTCGGGTACATCCATCAGATATTGCAGGCAATCGAGGCACTGGACGAGCTGGGGAACGGGTTGGTGCAGTTCGAGAAGGGCGCGATTACCGGGGCATTCATAAACGGCTCACAGGGGATTGAGGTTCGAGACCGGGCCGTGGGTAAGGTAACACAGTCAATGGCGGATGTGGAGATCGCCATGGAGCAACTGCGCATTATCTTTAAGAACACCGAAGCCGTGGAGCGTGCCCGGGATTGGAAGCTCGAACGGCTCAAAGCACGATTAAGTCACAGATAGCGGAGGGCGTATGACGGCGAAGGATTTTCTGCGGCAGGCCCGTGAGGTTGACCGGCGCATTGACCGGGCAACAGAGCGCGTGGAACGGTTGCGGGCACAGGTGGAGGCTGGGAGGCTATCGCGTTTAACTGGGATGCCGCGCGGGGGCACTGCAGATTGGACAGATACCGCAGACAAGCTGATTGAGCTTGAGCGGGCCGTCAATGCTCGAGTGCGTGAGATGTGCAAGATCAAACGGCTGGCCATGGAGGCAATCGACGCGATCACCGAGATGCGTTACAGGGAAGTGCTGGAACTTTACTACCTCGACGGGTACACATGGGACAAGGTTGCTGAACTCATGGAGCTTGATCGGCGATGGGTGACGCGCCTACACGGAAAAGCCCTGCTCAAGGTAAAAGTGCCCAAAGAATTGGAAATTGACCCTTGAAAGCCCCTATTTTTCCGTGGTATTATTAAACTGCAAAAAGCCGGGGAGGGTGGTCTTCCCGGCTAGTATTTTGCAACATAGGCAGGGCGTCCGGGTTATAATCTTGGCGCGGGACTAAAAAGGGCGCGGGGCTTTTGATCTTTTCACCCGCGCCGCCTCCTTCGCGTTGGTGGGGACGCGGAAGGTTCGGGAAAAGAACGCGGAGCCGGGGCGCGTTCTCCCAGGATTTATGGGCATTGTAGCTCACCGGTAGAGCGGTGGCGATGAAGGTGGCGCATATTTGGTGCACCGGATATGCGTTAGGGGAAGACCCCATAACCACGCCGCAGGGAGTACGTTCGATTCGTACCGTGTCCACCAGTGGCATCGGGCAAGCGTTTCTTCGGCTTGCGGTTCACCTCCTTTCAATGGGGCGGGGCGTCTCCTTCAACGCCTGACAAGCCCGTCCGTATGGTCGGCCATGGGGTGCCGATCATAGGAGGCCGCCTGTGTGTCAGAAATCCATCTGCGCATCAAAGGCGGCCTGTTTCATTTACAAAACAGCGAATAACAGCAGGTAAAACACACTGAACAGCCGCAGAAGCCATCAAAAAAGAGGGAAGGAGGGCGGCATATGGCAGGAAACAGCATAAAATCAGCACGCGGGCCGGGCCGCCCATTTCAAAAAGGACAGAGCGGCAACCCCAAGGGCAGGCCAAAGCAGACGCAAGAGCAGAAGGACGCCTTGGCAATGATTCGCTCATTGTGCCCGGAAGCGGCAGAGCGGTTGAAGGAGATCATCTGCGACCCCAACGTCAGCGTGAGCAACCAGCTCAAGGCAATTGAGATCGTCTTCGAGCGCACCTATGGCAAGGCCTACGCCAATGAAACCAGCAACGATGCGCCCGTGACCATCATCTGGGGACGGTCTCAATGAACCTGTATGACCTCATAGGCCCCGCTTTCGACGAGCTGGCCGATGACATAGCGGCCCACGGGCATACGCATTACGACCTCTCTGGTGGCCGTGGAAGCCTCAAATCGTCCTTTGTGTCGTTGATCGTCCCGCCGCTGCTGATAGGCAACCCTGGCACTCACGCCCTTGTCCTGCGCAAGGTGGGCAATACCATCAGGGACAGCGTGTTTTCACAGTACATGTGGGCTATCGGTGAGCTGGGCATGGCGAACCTCTGGAGGGCCACAAGGACGCCCATGGAGCTGGTCTACAAGAAGACCGGGCAAAAGATCATGTTCCGGGGCGCGGATGACCCCATGAAGATCAAGTCGATCAAGGTGCCCTTCGGGTATATCGCCGTTACGCACTTTGAGGAGAAAGACCAGTTTGCCGGGCGTGCTGAAATCCGCAACATTCTACAGTCCACCATGCGCGGCGGGTCGAGGTTCTGGAACTTCGAAAGCTATAACCCGCCGATAAGTCGTGACAACTGGGCGAACAAGGACACGTTGGAGGTCAGGGCCGACAGGCTTTGCCATAAATCCTGCTATCTGGAAGCCCCGCCGGAGTGGCTGGGAGACCAGTTCCTCGCCGAAGCCGATCATCTGCGGCAGACAAACGAGCGGGCATACCTTCATGAGTACATGGGGGAACCAACGGGCACAGGCTCGGAGGTGTTCGAGAACGTTGAGGCCCGGAAGATCACCGACGAGGAGATCAGTCACTTTGACCGGGTGCTCCATGGCCTTGACTGGGGCTATTACCCAGACCCGTGGGCGTACAACGACGTCCATTATGACGCGGCCAGACAGACGCTCTACATCTTCGGGGAGCTGACACGGTGGAAGCTGGGCAATAATGAGACTGCCGAGCTGCTCAAGGCGCACGGACTGACGCGGGAGGACTTGATTACCGCCGATAGTGCCGAGCCGAAAAGCGTGGCGGACTATAACAAGCTGGGGTTGCGCTGCTACGGAGCCGAAAAGGGCCCGGGCAGCGTTGATTATTCCATGAAATGGTTGCAGTCGCTCAAGGCCATCATCATTGACCCCGAGCGGTGCCCTGATACATGGGCGGAGTTCTCGGCGTATGAGTACGAGCGCAATAAGGACGGGGAGATCATGAGCGGCTACCCGGACGCCAACAACCACCATATCGACGCCGTGAGGTACGCCACAGAACGCATCTGGCGCAGGCCGGGCAATAAGGCCCCGAAGCCTTACGTGTCCCTCATCGGAATTTAGAGGTGATGACCAATGATAACCTATCAGGACTTCGAGGCCGCAACGAACCGGCTTGAATTTCTCCGGGAAGCCATAAACAAGCACCGGGGCAGCGATGAGTTCAAGATTGCGCAGGCCGCAGACGCCTATGACCGGCAACTCAACGTCACGATCAACGCCTTCTCCAAGCGGATATTCACCGCGCAGGGCCGTGAGATCGCCGACCCGACGGCAAGCAACAACCGAATCGCCTCGAACTTCTTCCACAGGCTCCTTTCGCAGCGGGTGACATACTCGCTGGGCAATGGCGTGAGCTTCACCGATCACATCCGCAAGGACGTGGACGAGGAGGGCAACACCATCCGCATCGACGAGACGAAAGAACGCCTCGGGGATGACTTCGACACCACGTTCTTTTTTGTGGCCTACGCCGGGGAGCGTGATGGTGCGTCATACGCCCTGCTCAACTATGACAGTGATGCCGGGTATTCCCTGCACCTGTTCAAAGTGACCGAGTTTGTGCCGCTGAATGACGAATTTGACGGCAGGCTCCGGGCCGGTATTCGGTTCTGGTCTATCGACTGGGCGAAAAAGCCGATCTTCGTCGTGCTCTACGAGGAGGACGGGTACACCACCTATAAGACCAAGGACGGAAGCAAGGGCCTTGACCTTGAGGAGTACATCCCGAAGCGGGCATACAAGCAGATTGTCCAGCACACCGACGCCAGCGGCGACGAGGTTGTTGGCGAGGAGAATTACAGCGCGGGCTTGCCCATTATCCCGTTCTACGGCAAGAACAAGCAGAGCGCACTCGTCGGCATGAGGGCCGCCATTGATTCATATGACCTGATTCAGTCCGGCTTCGCCAACGATCTCCAAGACTGTGCGCAGATTTACTGGATTATCGGAAACGCGCTGGGCATGGATGACAGCGACATACAGGCATTCCGGGAGCGGCTGCTGTTCCAGCATGTCGCCGTCGCTGACACAGACAACAGCACGGTTTCTCCGCACACGCAGGACATCCCATACGAGGCCCGGGAGGCTTACTTGTCCCGAATTTCGGACAGGATATACAAGGACTTCGGTGCATTCAACCCCGAAAGCGTGACGGCGGGCAATGTCACAGCAACGCAGATCAAGGCGGCATACCAGACGCAGGACGAGGAAGCGGATGACTTCGAGTATCGCTGCATCCAGTTCATACGCCGAATGCTTGCCCTGATGGGGATTGAGGACATGCCCGAGTTCAAGCGCAACATGGTCGCCAACCAGCTCGAGCAGGTGCAAATGGTGGTCGCGGAGGCCCCATATCTGGATGACCAGACAATCCTCAAGCTGCTCCCCAACATCACGCCCGACATGGTAGACGGCATCATGGCCCGGAAGGGCGGAGAGGACACGGAGCGGTTCACCTTGGAGGAGTAACCCATGGACTACGGGACGCAGCAGACCGACCTTGCCGTGAAACGCACAGAAAGGCGTCTGAAAAGCGTTTACAAGCAGGCCGCGAAGGAGATACAGGACAAGCTAAACGCCTTTGAGAAGGGCCATGCAGCGCGTGAGGCGCGATACAGGGAAATGGTCAGCGAAGGCAAAATGTCGCAGGCCGATTTCGACGCATGGATGCGGGGGCAGGTATTCCAAGGTGCACAGTGGCGGGCGCGGAAGGCCGAGATTGACAACGTGCTGCTCAACGCTGACAAGGAGGCCGCCAAGATCGTCAACGACGGCAAGCTGGACGTGTTCGCCACAGGGGCCAATTACATGGGATATTCCATCGAGCATGACGCCAACGTCAATGCGGGCTTTACCATGTATGACCGCAGCACCGTCGCCCGTCTGGTCAAGAGCGACCCGCAAATCCTCCCCAAGGCCGCCAAGGGCGTGGTCAAGGACAAGGCTTTTTCGTACTATAACAAGCAGATGGCCTCCGCCATCACGCAGGGCATCATTCAAGGCGAGAGCATCTCGGAAATCGCCCGGAGGATAGCCGAAAAGACGGGAGAGGCTTGCTACTCAAGTGCCGTCAGGAACGCCAGAACGGCCTATACAGGGGCGCAGAACGCGGGCAGGATAGAAGGCTTGCATCAGGCGCAAGACCTCGGAATCAACGTTCAAAAGAAGTGGATGGCCACACTGGACGCCCACACCCGAGACGCCCACGCTGACCTCGACGGGCAGGTGCAAGAGGTTGATGACCCCTTTGAAAGCGATCTGGGCGACATCATGTTCCCTGGCGACCCCACCGCAGACCCGGCGAACGTCTACAACTGCCGCTGTACGCTGGTTTATGTCTATCCTGATTACCCATCGGATATGAAGCGCAGGGACGCCGAGACCGGGGAAGTGATCGGGGACATGACTTACAAGGAGTGGGCGGCGTGGAAGGCCGGAGAGGCAGAACCGGCACCCGCCGAAGAACCGCCGATATTCGAGATTCGGCACGCCGATTTCGTGCCAGCGGCAACCATCAAGGAAGCCGAAGACTACGCGGCCCAGTTTATGGGTTATAACGGCAAGGTCTCGTATCGCGGTTTGAGCGTTGATGCCGCAAATGCGTGTAATCAAACGCTTGCCGATATAAAGACGAATATTCCCGGGTTCAAGCTGTCCGGCATAGAACCAATGAACATGCGGTCAAACATGTTCAAAAGCACCACAGCGGAGGCCGCATACAGATGGGGCGGCGATGGTAAACTGTACATAAATCCGACATACTACAAGAATGCGAAAACATACGACGCGCATGTTGCAGAAATTGACGGGCTTATGAAGACGGTGCTTTCATCCGGGCAAAGTCTTCTTGATTCCGGGAAGGTCAAGGGCACAAAAGCGGATTACATCTCCGCGCTTCTTGAAACCGGGCGGCAGGCCGTCAGTCAGTCACACGATTTTATGCGAGGTACGTTTGTCCATGAAATTGGCCATGCGCTTGATGACAAGTATATAAGGCATGAACTGCGCGACTTATATCCGGGCATTGATGGCGTGCGCAACTTCCTCGCACAAAGCCGGGAGACATACGGCAAACACATATCGGGCTATGCAATAGCAGACGGGAATGAGTACATTGCCGAGAGCTTTACGGCGTGGTGGTTCGGCGAACGGGAAAAGGTCGACCCGGTGCTTTGCGGACTGTTTGAGAAGGTGCTTGGAGGATGATTATTTACGACCCATACGGGGAACTCAAGAAGCTCGTTGCCGAAATCGAGGCGATGATCGAAGAAGAAAAGCGGGAAACGGGTGAGAAGCATGGCTGACGTCCAGTTCATCGACAACAGCGGCGAAGTCCTTTCCGCCATGGAACGGGCAAAGGCCCGCGCCCTTGAGATCATAGGGGGCAAGATCGAGAGCTACGCCAAGGGCCTCACCGCCCCGCGTGGCCCTCTGGGGAACCCCATGCGGTCAGACATCACCGCCCAACTCCGCAACAGCATCACCCACCACGTTGATGGCGACACGGTTACCGTAGGTTCGAACCTCGACATGGCCGCTTATGTGGAGCTGGGCACCGGCAACAAGTACAACCCATCCGCTGACTGGATTCAGACCAACGTGCAGCCGGGCAAAAACAGCGGGCTTTCCAAGTGGTATTTTTACGACGAGGAAAAAGGGCGGCTTCGCTTGGGTCTTCCGATGGCCCCGACGCCGTTCCTTCGCCCGGCGGTGGAGGAACACGTGGACGAGTACAAACACGTGCTCGAAAACGAACTGAAAAACGCATAACGGTAAAATCAGCACTGCAAAGCATCGCGGTGCTGTTTTTATATAACAATCCTCGAATGGCGAAGTATAGCCACCGAAGAAAAGGGAGGAATGACTTATCGCACTCACACGTAAGTTACTAAAAGGCATGGGCCTCACGGAGGAGCAGATCGACAGCGTGATTGACGCGCACACCGAGACGGTGGACGGCCTCAAGGGCCAGATCGAAGCACTCCGGGCCGATGCAGACAAGGCCAAGGGTCTCCAGAAGGAATTGGACGATCTGAAAGGCGGGGAGGACTGGAAGGCGAAGCACGACGCCCTTAAAAAGGAGTTTGATGACTTCAAGGCCGACACCCATGCCAAGGAAACCGAAGCCGCAAAGCGTGAGGCCGTGCGCAAGGCCGCAAAAGAAGCCGGGCTTTCCGAAGCCGGGATTGCCAAGGCCGTCAAGTACACCGATCTTTCCCAAGTCGAACTCGACAAGGACGGCGGCGTGAAGAACGCCGAAAAGCTGACTGCAGCCATCAAAGGCGAATGGGGCGACTACGTTACGACCAACAAGACCAAGGGCGCAAACGTTGCGAACCCGCCCGCCAGCGGCAAGAACACGCGAACCAAAGATGAGATTCTGGCGATAAAGGACACTGCCGAGCGGCAGCAGGCCATCGCCGAGAATCATGAACTTTTCGGATTTTAAGGAGTGAAATCAACATGAACAAGCCCTTTGAGATGAACATCCAGCTTTTCGGCAATCTGACCGATTCTGCCGAAAGCAATCTGGTAACCAAATCCCAGATGGTCAAGGTGCGTGAGGTGGACTTCGTCCAGCAGTTCGCGCACAATTCTCTTTCCAAGCTGATCGAGGTGCTGGGCGTGACCCGCAAGATTCCCATGCAGGAAGGCACCACGATGTACATGTATACCACCACCGGCACCCTGCAGAGCGGCTCCGTCAGTGAGGGCGCGGTCATCCCGCTGTCCCAGTACGCACGCAACAAGACCGCCGTGGGCAACATCACCCTCAACAAGTGGCGCAAGGCCGTCTCTGCCGAGGCGATCATGAAGTCCGGCTATGATGAGGCCGTCCGGGCTACTGACGCCGCCCTGCTGCGTGACGTGCAGAAAACCGTTCGTTCCGCTTTCTTCAACCTCATCAACGGCGCGGTCACCAACTCCACCGTGGTCAGCGAGGAGACCCTGCAGGCCGCTTTGGCCGAGGCCTGGGCACAGCTGCAGGTCAAGTTCGAAGACGATACCGCCCAGCCCGTGCATTTCCTCAACCCGCTGGACATCGGCGACTATCTCAAGACCGCCAGCATCACCGTTCAGACCGCCTTCGGCATGAACTACATTGAGGACTTCCTCGGCCTCGGCACCGTCATCCTTTCCAGCCATGTCACGCAGGGCACCTTCTTCTCCACCGCCAAGGAGAATATCGTCCTGTACTATCTGACCATGAACGGCGACATCGCCAGCAAGTTCGGTCTGACCGTCGACGATCTGGGCTATATCGGCATCAAGGGCGACATCCCCACCGAGCAGCGGGCGCAGCTTGAGACGCTGGTCATGTCCGGCATCCAGTTCTTCGTCGAGTACGCGCAGGGCGTCATCAAGGGCACCATCTCCGGCGTTCTGCCCCGCATCACCGTGACCTCCGAGGCGGGCACCGACGTCGGTGACACCAAGATCACCACCGACTACACGCTGGGCGCCAGTGAGAGCTACGTGTACAAGGTCACCGATGACCCGATTCTGGTCAAGAAGGGCGACAGCACCTCCTCCGGCTGGACGAGCTGGAACGGTTCCGCTGACATCACCGCCGCCTCCGGCAAGATCATCACCATTGCCGTCTCCAAGTCCTCCGCCGTGATCGCTGCGGGTTCTGCCGTCGTGGTCGCCAAGGCCGGGGCGTAAGGAGGGCGTATGTACCGCGTGATTGTCGCTTTCTGCGACCTTAAGGACAATAACCACTCGTATGATGTGGGGGAAACCTACCCCCGTAAGGGGCTGCGCGTGTCTGCTGCGCGATACGCCGAGCTTTCCGGCAGCGAGAACCGCATGGGCTTCCCGCTGATTAAGGCCGTGGAAGGCGACACCACGCGGAAGCCCAAGCGCAAAGGGGTGACGCAGGATGCTTGAGCAAATCTGCGCTTTCATCCACAACTATTTCGTCGGAGACCGCTATGCGGGGACGTTCACCATTTCGGGCGGCACGCTCAATGTGGATGGCCTGACATACGGCCAGTATTTCCGCATATGCGGCTCCAAACTCAACGACGGGGTATACCAGTACCCGGCCAATGACCTTGCTGACGAGGTTTTTGAGGGCGTTATCTGGGACATGCGGCCCCCGAGGGCGTTTATGACGCTGGTTTCGGAGATCGAGGCATGGCAAGCCAAATACGGCGAGTATGTCTCCGGCCCGTACCAGTCCGAGAACTTCAAGGATTACTCGTATACCCTCAAGACCGGCAGCACATCCAGCGGACATCTTGACCCCGACGCATCCACATGGCGCGGCGTATTCCGCTCACGTCTCAACGAATGGAGGAAACTCGCATGATGATCGGTCTCATGGCAGAAGCCCGGGAGCCTTGCACCATGCTGGACAAGACCACATCCCCAGACGGACAGGGTGGGTTCACGCGGGCATGGGTTGACGGCGCGTCTTTTCATGCGGCCATCGTCAAGGACACCTCTATTGAGGCCCGAACGGCTGAAAAGCAGGGGTTGAGCGAGGTCTACTCGGTATATGTCGACAAGGAGCTTGCGCTAGAATACCATGACGTATTCCGGCGTAACAGTGACGGCGCGGTTTTCCGGGTGACTTCCGAGATCAAGGACAGCACCACGCCAGACCGCGCCTCATTCTCCGTGGGCATGGTCTCCGCTGAAAGGTGGGTGCTCACATGACCAACGTCTCGAAGGCACTGTACCAGTTTTTCAGCGGCTTCGGCATTCCGGCATATGTCGAATATACCCCGCCCGACGATGCGGCCCTGCCGTACATCACCTATCAGGACATTGTGCCCGAGTGGCGCGGCGAGGCCCAGATTTACGCCCGGGTGTGGTACAGGGACACGTCCTTTGTGGCCATCAACGCCAAGGTCGACCAGATTGAGGCGGCCATTGGCGAGGGCGTGAGCATCCCCACCAGCGGCGGGGCCGTCTACCTGTCCAAAGTCTCGCCCTTCGGGCAGAACATGCCGATGGAGGGCGATGATACCTTGCGGGTCAAGTACCTGCTATTCAATCTCCAAGCACCGACAACCTAACAAGGGGTGAGACTATTGAAATACACGCAGATTCCCGCGAATACCTTCGAAAAACTGCAGATGAACGCGGGCATCTTCTGCCGGAGCTTCAACCCGGCTACCGGTGAGGTTACCGGCCTCCTCGGGGCTTCCACCGGCGGCGGCCAGTTTGCCGCTGCTCCCACGACTTCTGATTTTGGCGAGGACATCGACAACTGCCCGAAGAACACCAAGGAACTCAAGCGGCTGGATGACATCGCCGTGACCATGAGCACCACGTTCGTCACCATCGACCCGGCGACGGCGAAGCTGGCCATGG